TCCTTGTGCCGTTTTGGGTTCTTGGCCGCTGCGCCAGAAACTGCCGCTTTTGCGGCTGGTGTCCTTGGATTTGCCATTTTCTGCCCCGGTCGGGGGGTCGTCTTTCCAACTGTGGATGTGCGAAGAAAGGGGGGCGCACGTATCGCCGGGCGATCGGCCCAAACTTTTGAGCCCCCCTCCCCTTTTCATTCAGCTTTCTGTGGATAACCCCGCGCCTGCGCTGTTGGCCTACTTGATCGGCCAACCGTCGGCGTCGCACCCCACAACCACCTGCTGGGCGTTCCCAAAGCCGCCGTCCTCGCGGGCCGTCTTCCGGCTATGGCAGCTGATGCACATCGTCCGCAGGTTCTCCGGGGCGTTGTTGTTGGGGTCGCCATCCACGTGGTCGACGTGGGCTTGGCCGCGCCCGGTGCAGAGAACACCGCAGCCATGTTCCTGACATCGGTACAGGTCCCGAACCAGAATGGTCTCTCGCAGCGCGCGCCAAGCTCGGCTGTTCGTCGGCAAGGCGCGCTTGGCCTGCCGGTTACCTGCCAGCCCTCGGGCGCTCATCAGTAGGGCTTCCCGTCCAGGTCGACGCGCTCAGGCTCGGCACCTTCATCCTGCACCGGTGCACCGGCCTCCTCGCCCAGCAGCTGCGCCACCGCCTGCACGAGCAGGCCAACGTGCATTGCCAGCTCGGCGATCTGCTTGCCCTGCTGCTCGATGATCCCGACCAGTCGGTCGATGCGGCTGTCGGTACTGCCTTCGATGAGCGCTGCCAGGGCAGCATCAGCACCAGCGCGCGCCTCCTGCTCAGCGGTCAGGGCAGCCGCCACCTCTTCAATCCGTACAGCGTCCATCACCAACCCTCGTCGTTCGCAGTACCAGGCCGCGGCGTATCCACCACTCAACCCGCTCCCAGTCCGGTTCCATGCCCGTGGCCCGGGCAAACCACACCACGGCAGCCAGATACCACCGCAGCCACCAGCGCAGGCGTACCGACGCAGTCACTGTCGCGCGCATCAGAACTCCTCCACTTCCCAGCCACCGCCGTCGCGCTTGCGCCTGACCTTCACCGCAATGAAGCGGAATGGGTACATGGCCGCGGCAATCTTGATCTTGGCCCTGGCGTCGTCCTGCCAGTGCCCCTTCACCTCATGGCACTCCATGACACCATCGGCAGCCACGACCGCAAAGTCCGGGGTGTAAAACGTGTTGTCGGCCAGGCGCAGCTTCAGGCCCTCGAACCGGTGCCACTGGATCTCACCAGCAGACTGCAGCGCGCGCAGTCGCTCGGCATACGCGGCCTCGGTCTTGTTCATTTCGCCGGTCTTCAGCCGGCCCAGCGCCAGCATGCGGCGCCCTGCACCGGCCCGGGGCGCCATCACTGGGCCCCGAGCTGCTGCTCGATATCGGCAACGCTCTCGCGTACCTCTATCCACTTGCCGTCCACGGCCATCTGCACGTTCGCCGACACACCGTGCCAGCGCTGACTCGGGCCGGCCTGCTGGATCATGGCGATCTGGCCTGGGCTCAGCAGCAGCGCGCGACCATGAATGTCTGTCAGCTTGATCACTGTCCCTCCTCCGGCACAGGCTTGCCCTGCACCTGGTCGATGCCGTCGAGCTGCGCCTCGTACTGCAGCAGGCAACGCTTCCGGCCGTTGCTCACCTCGAATACGGCGGACGGCGCCGCCTCCTTCACCCACTTGCAGCGCTTGCGCAGCTGGGCGTCGATCGGCACATAGGTGGCCACCGGAACCGTGATGACGGCTTCTGGCGGCGGGTTCTGCTTGGTGGGCGCTGGCTGACAAGCTGACAGCGCCGCCACCGCGAGAATCGTCAGTCTGCGCACTTGAACACCCCCAAGATTAAGTCGTCCGGCAGGGTCGTTACTGTCTGAACCCTGGGATGGCCGACTACTCGGCCACCACCGGGAGCCCTGGCTCCAGCCAGCATTTCGGTGGCGATGCGCACACCCTCTGCTGCCGCCTGGGTGGTGATCTCCTCCATGGTGGCTCCCGATCCGAATGTGCCGGTGTTCAGCTCGATCTCGACCCGGACAACCGTTTTCGTCCTTACGTCCATATCAGTACCCCTTCAGTGCCGGGCAGGCCGAATCGAGCAGCTCCAAGGCTGCCTTGCAGGTGTCAGGCCGCTGTTCGTAGCGGCCGCGCCAGGTTGAAGCCTCCTTCTCGGACGCCTCGATCTTGCCGGCCAGCTCCTGAAGTGCTGCCGCGCTCTCTGCCTTGAGCGCTTCCAGCTTCTCGGCTTCGGCCCTCAGTGCGGCGGCGACCTCAGCCAGACGCTGATCGCGGCTGTCAACGTCGGCCTGCAGTCGGGCGGCATCGGCCTGCCAGTCGGCCCGGACCTTGATGACCTGGGCGCTCAGGTCGCGGATCTTCTGCTCCTTCTCCCAGGCAGTCAGTCCGGAGACCAGGCAGCCGAAGGCCAGCACCGCGCACACCAGCTTGACCTTGCTGCCGGGCTTGCCCAGCCACTGCAGCGCGTCGGCAGCGGCGCCAACGACCAGCGTCCACAGCGCGCGAAAGAAACGAATCAGTACGCTCATGGCTTATCGCCTCCGATGGCACCGGTGGCCCGCTCCACCATGCGCACGTAGCCGGGCAACAGCCGGCGGATCAGGACACCGGACAGGCCGGCCAGGGGCAGCTGCGGGGCGCCCGCCAGCGCCGGCCAGATGGATGCGGCAACGGCGATGACCCATGCGGCCACGATGGCGTAGGCCACGACTGCCACAGCCAGGGCGGCCCAGCGCGCGGCGGTCTGCAGGAGGCGGTGCCCGCGCCGGCGGCTGGCGTCAGCGGCTACCCGCTCCGCGTCCTTCTCAGGCAGCAGCAGGACGCCGATCAGCGCTCCAGCCATGGCAACCAGCAGCACGGACTGCGGTACGCCGAGGATCACCCGTTCGGCCTCCCGCAATGCATCAGCCGTCGCCGGTGCCACAACGGCCGCGGTGAACGTCCCGACAATGGTTTTGAGAGTGCTCACGGGCTCAGTCACGGCGCCACCGTCCCGCCGGCCTTGCGGTACACGGCCAACAGGTCGGAAAGCTTCTGTTCGTGCTGGCCGTAGCCAGCTCCGGGCAGGCTGGCCCAGGTTTTGCGGACGGCCTTGATGGCTTCCTCAACCTTGCCCGCCTGGATCAGCGGCAGCGCGCGGCGCTCCCGGATCTGCTGCAGCGCGATCAGGTCCTGGCTCAGCGGCGTGAAGTCCTTCAGGCCGAGCGTCTTCTTGTAGGCGTCGTAGTAGCGGCGCAGCAGCTGGTAGCGGCCAGCGGCGGTGGACTGGATCTTCAGCCGCGGCAGATCCACCAGCACGCGCGGATGGTCGGCGTAGCCACGGAACAAGCCACCACCGACAAGCACGTCATAGCCACGGTCGTTGGTCGGCTGCCGGCCGTTGTCCGTACCTTCGGACCAGGCCAGCATGTCGAGGAAGGCCACGACGTTCACGCCGCCAGCCTGTTGGGGAGTGATCTGCGCCATAGCGTCTCCGGAAAAGAAAAAGCCCCCGGCTTTCGCCGGAGGCTTCTATGTCATCGTGCCGGAATTAGACCCCTTGCAGGTGGCACCTGTCAAGCTGTATCGCGCGCGCGTTAGGCGGCCAATGCGATGCCCGCGAGCATGCCGTGGATCCGATCCTCCCCGCGCCGAGCCAGCTCCAAGTACGCCTTAACGTGCATCATGGGTTCGCCCGCGTTGGCGAGCAGCAGCTGCGCCGTTTCGTACCGCTCGTTCTTGACCCTGCCCTTCCCGCAAAACCGCGCGCGTAACACGCAGGACATGGCTTTGTTGTCCCGGGCTATCACCGTCACCAGGTCCTCGACTCGCTGGGCACGTGCGTCCACGGTCATTGGCTTGAAGCCCTGAGCCCGGCCAGGCAGGTCCCCTTTGTAGTCGATCAATGCCTGGAGGAGGCTTCGCGAGTGGTGCCCCAGGTAATCGCAGTCCCGGTGCAGAGCAAACTGCACCCCCCAATACTCCAGCTCGGCTCTTACGTATGCCCCGAAGGTGTCTACCTGCATGCCCGTTCCCCTACCCGTCTTCGGTTGTTCGACCGCGCAGCGCGCGGCTATTCTTGCGGCCCTATTGAGGCCCTCTCTCGCCGTCGGATTCAGGAGGGCACCTCCGGGCCAGCCGGCTCGGCTGCAAAGTGCGTGATCGCCGGGTTGTCGCCCCGCCAGCTGCCGAACACCGGCCGCTTGCTCACCGAGTCCCACAGCATCAGCCGCGTTCCGTCCTGCGACGCCTTGGCGATGGGCTTCCACTGAGCAGCGCGCGTGTTCCATGCACGGCTGGCCATCTCCATTGAGCCCTCATCGACGGCAGGCGTCGCTGGGCATTCATCCAGTGCGGCGTCGCACATGATGAGGAATCCAATCCCGGTTGGGCTGGCGGTAACCGAGGGTTCGCGGCCGCACCACGGGCACGGCTTCAACACCATCGCGCTCATGCTCGCTGCTCCCAGCTGGCCGTCAGGCGCTGCACCTGCCCGCCGCGTGCCTCGAACTGCTCCACCGTCTCGGCCGGGCCATCGGCGAGCACACGTGCCTTGGCTCGCTTGGGCCGGGACACCGTGTTGTGGTCCATCCGCCGCTCGCGGGGCGCACGCTGGGGGTTGATCCTCGGCGCCATGGCCTTCGTCTTCTTCATGCTGCCGCCCTCAATTCGTTGATGTAGGTCTGCTGTGCGATCAGGTCGTCGTCGGATCCGAACGCCTCGTGGAATTTCTTGGACCAGTGCAGCGGTGGGCCCCAGCGGGCCACCATTTGCTTCTGCGTCATGTGTTCCGTTCGGTAGCGCTGGTGATGCCACTGGCACAACGCGTAGCCGAAGAAATGGCCGCGCCGGATGTTTCCCGACTTGGCGTGGTTGTATTCGCAGCCGTAGATCACGTGCTTCTTCGCCATCAGTCCCTGCGCGTAGCGAACGAGGCATGCCATGCACGGCCCGGTCTTCGCCAGTTCGATGCGTGCTGCCTCCGCCTCGGTCGGCGGCGGTGCGTTCGACCACATCAGCGCAGCTCCGGGATCGGGCCGGCGTAGCGGGTGATCGGGATCCGCCGCATGCCGTCGCGCCAGACAGTCATCCCGCGCGTTGCGTAGACCACCAGCGGCTTGATCCCGTAGCCGTAGGCCAGATACCAGCCCGCCTCGGCCACTGGCTCGCTCACTAGGCGCACTTCGACGTTGAAGTGATCGGGGCTCATGCCGCTTTGCCCTCCAGCAGCGCGACGACCTCAGCCAGGCGCGAACGGGTCCGTTCGTCCGCGGTCGGCGACGCCTCAACGGTTCCGGCCAGCAGCGCCACCGGGTCGAAGGCCGGGGTGGCGGGCGGAAGTGCCAAGTACTGCTCCACCTGCTCCTTCATGAGTTGGCCAGCGGCCACCGCCTCGCGCAGGACGCTATCCCGACCGGACACGTCGCCGCCAAGGGACAGCTGATAGGTGGCGACCCGGTGCGCAGCGCGCGCTTCCTTCACCAACCGGGTGTAGACCTCCAGGAATGCCGGCCGGGCAGCGATCTTGTCGCCTGCCTGCACCAGCGGCAGCGCCGCAGCCCACGCATCGCGGGTCTGCTCAGTCCACACCACGGTCGCACCTTCGTCAGCGGCGCGAATCGCGTTGGCCCATGCCTCATTCGGTGCCGGGTGGCCGTCCTCGATGCGTTCGAGGATCGCCGCCAGCGAAAGTCGCGCCTTCAGCTCCCGGCGGCACGACGCCAGCGCGCGCTCCAGCATCGGCAGCGGGTACTGCGCCAGATCCGAAACCATGTAGGCGGCGGCGTTCGGGCTGAGCTGGTCGCCAATCACCTCGGCGGTGGCCACCAGCAGATCGACCAACCGATCCTGCTCCTGATTACCCAGCATGTGCCGCCCTCCGCTGTGCCAGCAGAGCCTTGGCCGCGTCGGCGGCGCCCAGGTTGGTCTGCGTCTTGTCCGTCTGCCTGGCGGCTTCCTCGGTCACCTGTCGGCCGGTGGCCCACTGCGTGCGGTATGCCTCGCACTTCGCCAGCAGCGCGCCCAGGTCGTGCATGTTCTGCACCACGTAGCGCTCGTTGACGGTCAGGAACCACGCGGCCACCAGTGGGGCCTCGCCGTGGCCGAGGCGCTGCACGATTTGCCGGACGTTGCTGTTCACCTTGGCGTTGCGCACCGGCGCCACACCGTGGCGGTCGCGGTAGGCACTGGCGTAGGCCGCCCAGGTGGCACGGCACGCTGCCTGCAGGTCGGTCTCGGAAACCACCGCCGGCGGCGTGGCCGGCAGGCCCGCCGGAAATGACGGTTCTCCTGACGGTTCATTGAGGGTTATATGACGGTTAGGCGGCACGGGGCGCACCCCTAGACCTGCGCCCGGTGCATCCCCCGCTGCATGGGGCGCATCCCCTCCTGCAGCGGGCGCACCCCCTGCACCGGGCGCAGCCCCTGCGCCCGGTGCAGTACCTGCTTTTCCAGACTTGCGGCCAGCCTTCGACGGCGCAGCGGCCTTGTCGAAGTTGGCCGGAGTGACCTTGTAGACCGTGCTGCTGTTGAACCGGCGGTCACGGGTCAGCAGGCCGACGGCCTCCAGATGATCCATTGCCGTACGCACAGCCCGCGCCGACATGCAGCAGCGCGCGGCAATGGTGCCCACCGCCGGCCAGCACACACCGTCGTCGTTGGCCTGATCAGCCAGCGAGATCAACACAGCCTTCTGCGTGACGCTCAGGCCCTGCAGCGGCCAGCACTGCGACATGATGATGGTCGACATGTCAGAGCCCCAGCGTCAGGTTCTCGCCCGGCGCAACCGGCCACCAGGTGCATGCGGGCTTGCCGGTGGTGGCGCACGGCGCGGTCGGGCCGCGCCAAATGCGGCCCTCGCGGGCCAGCTCAGGCAGTCGGCGACCCAACATGTGGCGGTCAAGGCCAGTCAGCGTGGCGGCGGCGATGTGACTGGACTGTGGATCGGTGGAGCGGGCCGGGTGGTTCATCGACGCGCCCTCCCCTTTGCTGCAGCGCGCGACACGTTGCGGATCAGCCGGTGCGCCATCGTGATCAGCGAGTTGGCCTCTTCCACCATCAGCTTGGCTTCGTCGCTGTCGATGTGGCGGTCGGCCATCGCATCCACCGCAGTGCCCGACAGGCGCCCCACCCGCGTGGTGATCTCCAGCAGCTTCGTCTGAATGGCGCCGATCTCGTCCGACCAACCACCCTCCGGTGGCGGCGGAACCGTGGCGACGGCCATGCCGAACTGCCCGGCCAGCGCCTGCATCCAGTCCAGGGCGTAATCGCTGCCGCCTGCCTTCTCCTGCATCCACTCGGTCAGCAGTTCGGCAATCTCCATCGTCACAGACTCACCCTCCAGCCCGCGCAGCTTCGCGCGCAGCGTCTCCGGGTGCATAGACTTGCCACGGCGGTCGGCCAGGAAAGCGGCTGCGTCCACAACACCGCCGGGCGTCTTGCGCACGGAGTTGTAGAGAACGTCGAGCCAGTTAAGTGCGGATGTACGGCAGGTCATGGGTCACCTTGGGGTGGACTGCGTTTCAAGGTTTCGGGCTGGGCCCGGGTGGCGCACGATGGGCGCCATGGAGATCAACAAGTCAGGGACGACGGCCGGGGACGGGCTTTCAAGCGGTGTCGACCGGGGCGATGCGGTTCGCGTCGGGATCCTCGTTCGCGGGCTCAGCAGCGGCCTGGGCCTCAACACCGAGCAGACGCTGGATCTGCGGCAGCGCGGGCAGGACGCCCTCTTCCGGCCACGCCTCTACCTCTTCCAAGGGCAGCTGCAGCAGGATGGCCAGGTGCTTGTCGCTATCCATACCGAGCTTGGCGCGCAGCGCGCGCTTGCTCATACGGCTATCGATTTCTACGCGCAGCTGCGCGACTGCCTCGGTCTGGGATTCCGCAGGATCTGGCCCAAAGACGTCAGGACGAAGCTGGTGGCGGGAGACGCCGGTGGCCAGCTCGATTGCGATGCAACGTTCTGCGGGAACGCGACAGCGGTCGTACCAGCCGGATACCGACGGCGGCTTGATGCCGAGAAGCTGAGCAAGAGCCTGCTGGCTCCCTGCCGACTGAACTGCTCTATCGAGTGCTGACATGTCCATGGCAGCTATTAGTCCACAGCTAACAGCTTATTGCAAGCTGGCAGCTGCACGAATTTGATTAGTTACCAGCTAACCTGCCGCAATGGACATTCGAGAGATCCGCAGCCG